GCCCACGCCACCGCTTCCTCAACCGTTTCCTTGCCGTATTTCTGCTCCGCGAACCGGCCCGACATTTCCGCCCGCATATTCCATTCCGTCTGAGCGACGGTCTGTTGCACGTAGGCGTTATATCCTTCCGGGTCTTCATACGGATCGGGCGCTCTCGCGGCGGCCTGTTGCCTCGGTTGTGGAGCCTGCCCCATACGGGATTCAAACTCGGCCATCCGACGCTCCAGCGCCTGACGCTTTTCCCGCTCCTCTTTCAGAGCCGCTAACGGCACCTGTCGAGTATCGGTCGATTCCTTGACCGGTTCCGGCTCGCCTTGCGGCTCCTGGTTCTGGTCTTCATCAGCGGGGGCTACCGGTTCAGGCGCTCTTGCCTCAACTTCGGGTTCCGCCTCAGGGGCTGCACCGACCTCTTCAAGCCAGTCGTCACCCATAGAATCGATTGCGTCTGCCATTCCTTCACCCCTGCCCGTTTCGGCGGCACCCCGTGAACGCCCGTAACGGCGGCGACCCGTAAGTAAACGATAACCTCAGTCTATCGCGAAATCAACGGGTATAGATTTAGTTGGCTTGCAAGCGAACTAGCGCAGCGTCATACTAGGCAAAGGTCCACGCTTGATCTGTGGAGGTGCAGGCAGGGGACATATGAGCCCTAAGCAACCAAATGCTGCCCGGCGAACCCGCTACCTTGAAAATAGGTGGCGGGTTTTTCGCACTACTGAGCATCAATCGGCGCACCCGCCGCAAACTGCGCAGCCTTCAACACCGTGTCTGCCTGCATTTCATTCGCCGCCGCCTCATCCTTGGCAGCCGTGGCGTTGATCTTGCGAATCTCGGCCTGCGCCATCAGTTGAGCAATCTGCTGTTGCATCTGCTCCATCTGCGCTTTCTGTTCCGCCGCAGCCTGAGCCGCCGCCTGTTGTTCAGGCGGGACTTCCTCAGGTGCGTTCAGGGCGTCCTTGATCTTCTGCTTCTCAGGCATGGCGGAGAGCATCAGGCCCAACTCAAGCGCCTTCTTCGGCCCATAGACCTCACCAATCTGAGGCAGCAACGGGGCCAGCGTTTCAAACTGCTCGGCAGCCAGGTTCGCCGTGTCGGGAACCGTCTCGACCTCAATATCAATGTGCATCTTGGCCAACTCGTTCTGGAGCGGCGGAACGGGCATCCCTTGCGCCTCCATCGCCTGACGAATCTGCATGGCTTCCGGCACGTTCTCGGCAGGGATAGGCTCGCCGTTAGGTCCTGTCGGGACGTTAACGCCCTCAAACACAACCTTCTTATCCTCGTCCCCTGACGTGCGGATGAACCACGGGTCAGTTTTGAACTGCTTGGCCCGCATCCACACCGCCTGATAGACGTTGTTTTCAAACACCTTGATACGACCCAAGGCGCGGGCAATCTCCGTCATCCCGGCGCTCTGCGTGACCATCTTGGAGCGGCCCGAAGCACTGGAGGCATTGGCGTCAGCAAGATGAGGGCTTGGCGAGCGTCAGCCATCATCATCTGCATACCGTTCGACAGGTCAGCCGTAGGGACAACTTGCCAACCAGAGGGAATCGCCCCGTCAGGCTTGGCCGCCTCCTTCTTCGCCGTCTCCGCATCGACCTCTGGCGGGAACTGCGGGTCGCTCGCCTGAATCTGGCGCGACCGCGCAAGGTGCAGAGCCCGCGACCCGTAAGCGTTAAGCTCGTCCTGCGGGGAGAGCATGGCCTTCGCCAGACCGGCCCGCTGATTGTCCCGCGTCACCAGGCACGACTGAAGCACAAGCCCGCAAACAGGCTCGCCGTCGTCATCCACATACGGACTAGGCCCCGACTCCAACACCCCGCCGACGTAGAACACGCAACGGTTCCACACCCCGTCGTCCCGGTGGTAAAGCTCTACGACAAAGATGCGGCGCTTCTTCGGATCAAGCCAACTCGACCCAATGGCGTTCTCTGGCCGGTCAGGGCGATCAAGCCCCATGTCACCGCTCCAGCTAGACGAACTGGAGAACACATTGCCAAGATCAAGCGCGGCCCACGGGTACATCCGAGCCAGATCGCCCTCATACATCCACTTCCCGATTCCGTTATAGTCAGAGTCAGAGAAGTCTGCTTTGCGAGAGCGCGGGTCATAGATCGCCTCATCATACGGGACGACGACGATTACAGGCTCATTGCGGGCGTTGACCTCGACCGATACCGCCGCAACGCCTTCGATCAGGAACGACTCTGAGCAATCAACCTTCTTGTCGTGCCACTTCTCCTTGTCGCCAACGAACCGCAGAACCTTCGTCGCCGCATCCGCCTGCTTCTCGCTCTCAGGCGTTCTCGGGTAGGCTTTCGGGTCCGTCTTGTCCTGCTGGATGACACCCAGAATCCCGTTGATGGCCGGGGCAATCTCGTTGCGGATCACCTTGGGCTGACGCGACCGCTTGAGCGCCGTTTCCGTAGCGCCCCAAATCTGGTCACCGTCGAAGTACCGGCGAGCCTTGTCAGCTATCGCACGGCTTTCCACAGTCCCGTCCCGGAAGTCATCAACCATCCGCCTGTAAGGCATCGGGTCAATGTTGCGGAGGCGCTCGTATTCAAGCTCCTCAGGCGACAACTCAATAACGGGTTCATCCCATCCGGTGAGGGCAACGTCAGTCATGCTCTAATACATTCCATTGTCTTCGCCAGCAGAGCGTTCACGTAGTCTAGCATAGCGGTCAACAGCCTTCGGGGCTAGGTCTGGCTTCGGAAGCGGTCCAGCGCGTCTCAGGCCCTCCAAAGCATACCGCATCGCATCAATGACGTGGTTGTCCTTGTCATCCAGGAACGGCAGGATTTCATCCGTCCGCTTGTCGATCTTGTACCCGAAGCCCGCAACCTCTCGCGCCGCATGTTCGCAGCGAGGGTGAATCACAATCTCAAACGACTGAAGGAACGCAATCCCGTCCTCAATCGAGCCCTGACCCTTCACCGCGCGGACAATCTTGGGGAAGCCGTGGCGCTGCATGTAGCTGACGACCTCGGGTCGCGCACTATCAGCCGTGATCCTGAAGTCTCTGGACCTCGGCACCGTGTCGAAAAGGCGTGGCGTCAGGTCAACATCGCATCCGACCTCGTAAGCCTCGTAATCAATGAACAGACACCGGCCCGACTGATCGGCTACGGCCTTTTGCTCTGCCTCATCCCATCGCCCGATAAAGCCCCTGACCAACACAGTCGGATCAATCGCAAAGCCCCAATCCGCACCGAACCGGAACACAGCGTCTCTCGGGCTGTCAAACTCCTGAACCCGCCAGTTACGGAACACCCGCGCATCCGACCGGCCCTGATAGCCGCCTAGCCAGACGTGAGCGTATTTGTCAGGGTCACGCTCTCGATCCCCTTCCATTTCCTCCCTAAGCTCGTCAGGAAGCCACGGGTTATCGGTGTAGTTGACCTCGATAACGATTGACCCGCGCGGAGGATGCGGACCACGGAACAGCGCATCTACCGGATCGTCGGGCTTGTCGGGGTTGTAGCTAAACCAAATCTCGGAACCTGGCTTGCGGATCGTGGGCCTGAGCATATCCAGCGATCTCTGGCTTACGCTCTGCGCTTCCTCAACCCACGCAATATCATAACCCTCCAGAGACTTGATCGTGTCCTTGGTGTGGGTCTGGAGCCCCTGAAAGTCTATCCGGCCTTTCCGCTGTCCGGTGCGGTCCAGAATGTGAATCGCTGACTCATTATCCCTCGGAACCTCAAACAGATGCCCGACGCCAAACTTCTCGATCTTATCCAGGATAAGCTGGCGCACAGACTGGCTCAGGGACTTCTGGACTTCACGCAGACACACAGCGCGGAGAGCCGGATTGATAACCGCAGACTCAACCATCGTCTCAGCGAAGAAGTGGGATTTCATTCCGCCCCTTCCCCCGTGCAAGACTTTGTAACGGCTAGGGGAGAGCATCGGCAGGAATATGCGCGGCGTCTCAATGCGGAGAGTGGTCACCCAACAATCGTCCGCTCAATCTTCTGAACCTGGACAGGCCCGCCATCAGGGCCAACGTGCTCGTTGGTTACCTTGTCGCCGTAAGCCTTGGCGTTCCACTTCCCGATCAGGCGCAGCCGCGTGTCAATCATCAGCTTGGCGCGCTGCGTCTCAATGGTTTCATCGTCAGCAATGCGGAGCGTGTCGTCAGCGAGGAAATGGGTTCCGTTCTGCTTCGCGCGCATGGAAAGCTCACGAAACTCTGCGTTCTCGTCTT